CTCTGTCGCTAGGCTATCACTAGCTGACGACAGATCAATGGTCGCATACCCACGAGAGTAGGCGTGCTTGGCCAATGACTGATTCCGAGTTTGGTCGTTAAGATTAATCCCGGATACTCTTAACCGTTGGCGAATATGATCGCCTACAGCCTTCTGGCAAAACAGATTTAGATCTGGCTCTTTACAAGCAACACGATCTATCTCTGAGTTCTTCGGTACAGTGAACATGATGTTACCTTTTACCAGACGGAAGGACGTATGTCCTCCGTCGGCCACCTTTGCCCAACCTGGAAACACCTCCGAGAGATCGGAAGGGTGCAACAGATTGAGCATCGCTGGGGTAGCATCAAGCCTCTCGGTGTACTTGCGCGCAAGATTATCGAGAGAACGTTTCTTGGACGTAGAAGCCCCTGACGTGAAACCACCACCTTCTAGAAGGAAGGTAGTGAGTTCAGCGCCACTCGGGCACGGACCAAGAATCCGGTTAATCAGACCTCTAGCGCGGAATAGTAAATCCCACGCTGTCGCCTGTCCCGGGATGATCCGAGATCCATCAGCACGATTACCCTTCCCTCCCATATGGAAGTTGGGGTTAGTGCTGACGACTCGGTTGTTCGTTCTCTGGTTGCGCGCTTCAACGCTTAGCCACTTCACAATTGCGGCACGGCGTCGATCCTCATTAGAAACTCCACCGCTGGGATCATTGTACTTAGACAACAAATGCTGTCTGAGATACATAACCCCAGCTACCGCGGGCTCGACATCGCCGCTATCGAATCCTTTCTGCGAAGGAAAGAATTCTTTAGCGTAGTATTCGAGTGCGCGGTTGAGTTTCCAAATGAGGTCGCCCGAGTACTCTCTAAAGGTGGTTCTATCGTGCAGTTTACTGTCACGTTTAGCCATAGTGGTATCTCCACTGAGAGGTTACTCTAGAGGGTTATTCCCCTAGAGAGCGTTCGTTCCGACTAATACGCGTAAAGCGTATAAATCGGGGGGAGGTTTCAAGTTCCCCAAACCGTCTGGCCCTTGACCACGGTATCGTGGACCAGGACCTTGGTTGTCGCGAACGCAGATTGGAACATGCCAACAAGGTCGTTTCGTTCTTGCTCGGTAGAGTTGAGCGCGAACGAGAATTCGACACTGGCATATCCAACACGGGCGACCGTCGGGACAGACACGCCGTTGATCATCTGATTTGCGATGATCGGAACGGCGAGTTTGACCGAGGACCGAAGACGCTGAGCAGTCCGACGGCCGGAGATGGTAAGAGCCTTCTCCGACAATAGGTTGCCTGACGCGTCAGCTACCGCAACTCGCCCAACGGAGCCCTTAGGGCCACCCGTAGGAACGAGCGTGAAAGTGACGGGCGTCGCAGCGCGGTCTGTCAGTTGTACTGACTGTAGTGCGGGCATAAGATTACCTTTCTATGCTCCACGATAACGGGTTAACCGCTATCAGTTATGTCAACCATACCGTGCTACTAAGAGCTCTGCGGCATTTATGACGTTGGTTGGGGAAATACCCTGGTTGACGGCCAAGGCTGCAGGTGGGGCGAAGTCATGGTAAGTCTCCCGTTGAAACAAGAGTGCTTCGACGGTACCGACTAACTTCTGACCAACCCAATTGGGGTCGTAATCTTTCTCATGACAAGTACAGGTTCCACCCATCCAGTCCGTAACGTAACCACCTTTATAGGTGATTCCGGGGGACCAAGTGAGAGTGGAAAGGAACTGTTCGACTGGGATTAACCAATCGATAACAAATGAGTAGGGCAGTAGTGCCCAGCCCAATTGTAAGGATTGACCGTCAGAGACGTTCAGCCCAAGTTCCATGTCTTGAGAAAAGGGATC